ATTGCCAAACGTAAAGTCAGCTGATAAGGCTATTGCAGCCCATGAAGTTCGCTCTGGCATCAACGCTCTCGTGCAATCTGTGGCTTCTGATGTAAATTTACTCGGAGCCATAGACGCACACCGTGAGGTAGAGGCAAAGAAACTACCTGTAAAAATGTTCGCTCTAGTACATGACTCTATACTTGCAGAAGTAAAAGAAGAAGCAATCGACGAGTATTGTGAACTTCTTCAGAGGAATATACAAAAGGATAGAGGATTATCTATTCCTGGCACAGCGATAGGTTGTGATTTTGACATTGGAGAGGATTACTCCTTTGGAAAATTTGCAAAAGCATATGAGTAATGAATTTTCAAACACTACATCTAATACAATTTCCAGTGTATGTATTACACAATGACGAAGTAGAAAAACGAGATGGTCTTCTATTCTGTGATACACAGATAGTTGATGATAGGAATGTCCAAGGAGAAACTCTTGGAATACGAAGATTAAAGACTCCACATAAAAATTTATACCCTTTAAAGTATATGCTAGAAGATTTTCGCAGTATGATACAACATAGAGGAAATAATTATATAGATTCTAGTGGTAGATATTTTCAATATGAAAAAACAACTACTATAATGTTAGATTCTATACAAATTGAGAAAATAGAACAAAAGGGAACTGCTAGTCTTATTTGGCTACGTAAGGTTCCCTTTCCTTTTACTGTAAAAAGGCCACCAGAAAAAGAAATGAAATACGCACAAGTTCTTATGGTAAATAAAAAACCTAGTGTGTTGTGGTCTTATGCAGAAAAGAAACAAAAACGAACTTGGAGAAAAGTATAATGCTATATATTATAGATAATTTTTTAGAGGAAGGCTGGAGCGACTCCTTAGACATAGATATTAGTGAAAAAGTAGAATGTGAATGGGATATGATTCGTGGAGAGCCAAAAGTAAATGATTTATTTGTAGCGAAAGTATTAGAAACTGCAAATAAGTATTATAATATAGAAGATCTTGGATGGTATGAGATATGGTCTCATAAAAATTCAAGACCACTAGAGTGGCACTACGATAAGCATGAGAACCTTTATGCAAAAACAGGGGAATTAGTGTTTCCATTGTGTTCTTGCGTATACTATCCTACTTTATACAAGGACTTAAAAGGAGGCGAGTTGTTACTAGAAACAAGTTCGTTATATAGGCACGATAGAATTCAACCTATAGCTAACCGTCTAGTATTATTCTCTCCTGGGGTGCATCATGCTGTAAATGCTTTTCGTGGAAAAAGGACTAGTATTAATATTAACCCGTGGCCGTATTGGAGGAGCTTAAGTGAAGGCAGTATTATCGAATAGAATATTCATGGAAGTAGATAATACTTTGCAGTCAAAAATTGACGAGGAGCTTACATATGCAATACCGGCAAGGAATCCGCTCGATCCACCTTTCATAATAAAGAATATGGGAGTAGTTCGTAGTGGGTTAGTCACATTACCAATCGGAAGAACGGACTTGATACCAGAAGACTACGAGATAGTCGATAAACGTGTTTATTCAAAGATTGACGAGTTAGACTTTGCGTTTGACTTACGTCCATCACAACAATCGGTCTATGACGAACTCGAAGACAGTTGTATAATCAACGCTTGGGTCAGTTGGGGAAAGACTTTTACAGCTTTAGCTATAGCTAATAAACTTAGACAGAAAACATTAGTAGTTACACATACATTAGCGTTACGAGCGCAGTGGGAAAAAGAAGTACAAAAAGTATTTGGAATTACACCTGGTATCATAGGCTCAGGCAGGTTTGAAACTGACGCACCTATTGTTATAGGAAATGTCCAAACACTATATCGTAGAGTAGACGAAATAAAAGAAGTTTTTGGGACAATTATTCTTGATGAAATGCATCACGTTAGTAGTCCCACTTTTACTCGATTAATTGATGCTAGTAAGGCAAGGTATAAGATAGGTTTAACTGGCACAATGGAAAGGAAGGATGGTAGACATGTTATCTTTAGAGATTACTTTAGCGATACTGTGTTCAAACCACCAAAAGAAAATTATCTAGTACCCGTAGTGAATATTCTAAAGTCAGGGATAAGATTCCCTGATGGACACAATATTCCGTGGGCTTCTAGAATTAATACTATTGCATATGATTGGGAATACCAAAATATGATTGGAGTATTAGCAGCAGGGTATGCCGCAAAAGGGCATAAAGTATTAGTAGTATCGGATAGAGTAGATTTCTTAAAACAAGTTAGCAGACTTGTAGGAGATAATTCTATTTGTGTTACTGGAGATGTCCCTCATGAAGAAAGACCTGCTATAATTAAACAAATTTTTGGAGAGGGAGTTGACATTCTTTTTGGAACACAAAGTATCTTCTCTGAAGGTATTTCCCTTGATTGTTTAAGTTGTATTATATTAGCAACTCCAATCAATAACGAACCACTACTAACACAATTAATTGGTAGGGTAATAAGAAAGAACGAAAATAAACCTCAACCTGTAGTCGTTGATATCCACTTAGTCGGTAAAACAGCTACACGACAAGCAAATGCGAGGATGGGGTACTACATGAAACAAGGTTATGAAGTTAAGACCATATAGCATGGAAAAATACTTCTTGACACAAGGTTAAATTTTTGATATAATGATATTCTATAATTGGAAAAAGATATTAAAAGAGAGCAACGGCAAAGTTGGTAATATACTGACTATCCTTGATATCTTAACATACAAAAAGCTTCCAGTAAATAGGAAGGACAGACGATTTCGCTTCTGGCAGAAAAGCTTTCATGGAGATAGTTTTTTGCTTCAGCCAGAGGCTTTGCTTGTCCAAAGAGCTAGGTACTCTGATTTAGAAATTGCGCAATACGCTGGTATTGCTTCCTTGCGCAATTACTTTGAGTATCAAAGCAGGAAAAATACCACACTAGACCTCATGCACTATACTGGTAATGAGGACATAATAAACCAAAATAGGTTACTTCGAATAGAAAATGAAAGGGTTCATTTCAAGTTTGAAGAAATCAAGAATCTTAAGGAGCTAAAATGGCATTAACATTTAATAAATTAAAGGGCGAAGCCCAAAAAGGAAAAATAGAGTCTTATACATATGTAGAAGGCGACAACGTAGTTAGGATGGTAGGAGATGTCTGTGCAAGATATGTCTACTGGATTAAAGGCGAGAACGATAAGAACATACCTTTCGAGTGTCTATCATTCGATAGAGAGAAAGAAGCATTTACCAACATAGAAAAAGACTGGGTAAGAGAATACTACCCAGAGCTTAAGTGTGGCTGGTCATATGCAATTCAATGCGTTCATGGTGGAAAAGTAAAAGTTCTAAATCTAAAGAAAAAACTATTAGAGCAGATCTTAGTAGCAGCAGAAGACTTAGGTGACCCTGCAGATCCTAAGACTGGTTGGGACGTCCACTTCAAAAGAGTTAAAACTGGACCAATGGCTTACAATGTTGAGTATCAATTACAAGCATTGAAGTGTAAACAAAGACCTCTTGACGAAAAAGAAATGGAACTCATTTCTGAACTTAAGTCAATGGATGAAGTCTTATCAAGACCTACACCTGACGCTCAAAAAGAGTTGTTAGATAGGATTAGAGCTGGTTCATCAAACTCAAACACAGATGAATCTATAGACGAGGAGTTTCAAGTATCATGATTGGTGTAGGAGAGAAGTTCCCTGCCTTCAGTTTGCAGGGAGTAGATAAGGATAATAACATTGATGTTGTGTCTGTTGATCATAGCTATCAACCACTTAAGCACGACTGGAGTGTGGTTTACTTTTATCCTAAGGATTTCACATTTATTTGCCCTACAGAAATATCGGCAATGGACAAGTTAGTTGCTGAAGCTAATGTTGTAGGTATCAGTGGTGACAATGAATTTTGTAAGTTAGCTTGGAAACAAGACAACGCACTCATTGGTAATATTCAACATACTTTAGCGGCAGACTGTGGTCTTGAACTAGGATATGACTTAGGGATAGTTGACGAGGCAGAAGGCGTGTTCTTTAGAGCTACCTACATCTTTGATGCAGATAGAACTATTCAACACGTCTCCGTCAATGCTCTTGATACGGGCAGAAATGCAGACGAAACATTACGAACTCTACAAGCGTTAAAAGCTGGTGGACTAACTGGGTGTGATTGGACACCTGGGGACGACTTCGTAGCATGAACCGTTATAAAAAATTAGTATTATTTATTGTAGATAGTTGGCGTTTAGTAATGGACGCCAAATATAACCCATTGAAATATATACCAGACCCAAGTTTACAAACTTACTTTATGTTAGTTTTGTTTACTATGTGGTCAGTATACTTTGGATTTGTTGCTTCTTATTATATGGGGTGGCTAGGGTACTCGACTATAACAAGTATTGTAGTTCATATAGCTGTTTTATTACCTTTAGCATTTACTAATGCAATCTTTTTAGATGCAGAAAGAGTGAACGCACCTTGGGTAGCAAAATGGAGAGAGGAACAAAAGGAAGATAAATGAAAATATTATTCACAGCAGACTGGCATATAAAGCTAGGACAGAAGAATGTGCCCGCAGCGTGGGCATGTTCTCGCTATGAATTATTCTATCAACAACTAAGTGAGATAGAAGAAAAAGGTGAGGTTGAGCTTCATATTGTTGGGGGAGATCTGTTTGACAGAACTCCTTCCATGGATGAGCTCACCCTTTATTTTGATTTTGTAAAAAATTGTTCTATTCCTACTATTATCTTTGATGGAAATCATGAAGCTACTAGAAAGAATAAAACATTTTTTACAAACTTAAAAAAAGTAACCAATCAATTAAACCCTTTAGTAGAAGTTATTGATGAAACTTATATAAAAGGTGAATGGGCAATTCTTCCCTATGCAGACTTGCATAAAAAGAATAGTATAGAATCTATACCAGAAGATATAAGATACTTGTTTACTCATGTTCGTGGCGAGATACCTCCCCATGTAACACCAGAAGTAGACTTAGAAAGATTCGATAGATTTGACATAGTTTTTGCAGGAGATTTACATGCTCACGAGAATACTCAACGAAATATTGTATACCCTGGCAGTCCTATGACAACTTCTTTTCATAGAAATGTGGTAAAAACTGGATATCTTATAATTGATACTGAAGCGGGCAATAGAGCCGATTGGTATTGTTGGGAGTGGAAATGGCATGAGTTTAATCTTCCTCAGCTTATTCGTAAGACAGTCACAAGTGCCGATGAAATGGTACAGACAGAGTGGCACCATACGATATATGAAGTAGAAGGTGATGTTTCAGACTTGAGCGGGGTCAAAAATTCTGACCTACTCGATAAGAAAGTTATTAAACGAAAAACAGAAGCCACTCTTATACTGGGAAAAGATATGACAATTGAAGAAGAGTTAGGAGAGTATCTTTCCTACATTCTTGAATTAGATGAGAATAAAGTTAAAAAAATTATAGGAGTATTCAGTGATAACGCTAGAGAAGCTAACGTGGAGTAATTGTTTTAGTTACGGCTCAAACAATGTAATAGATTTACAAGATAACACCCTTACACAACTTGTCGGCACGAATGGTGCTGGTAAGTCTTCTATACCTCTAATTTTAGAGGAAGTTCTCTTTAACAAAAATTCCAAAGGAATAAGAAAAGCCGACATATCTAATAGAATTGTCGACAATGGGTACGACATCACTCTTGCATTTAGAGTAGGAGAAGATCAGTATAATCTTGATGTAGTTCGTAGAGCTAATATAAAAGTAAAGTTGCTAAAAAATGGAGAGGATATTTCTAGCCATACAGCGACAAATACTTATAAAACAGTAGAAGAAATAATTGGAATTGATTTCAAAACATTTTCTCAAATTGTATACCAAAACACTAATGCAAGTTTACAGTTCTTAACTGCTACAGACACAAACCGTAAAAAGTTTTTGATTGATTTGTTACAGTTAAATAAATACGTTGCATACTTCGAAGTCTTTAGAGAAATATCTAGAGGTATTGGAGTTGATGTTTCACGAGTGCAAGGAAGAATTGCAACAATTGAAAAATGGTTAACAGACAATAAATTGGAGAATACTAGTCTACTATCGAAAGTGGATTTACCATTTTTTTCGGAAAAAGATGAAAAGAATTTACGTTCTTTACAAATAGAATTTGAAAATATCTCGGAAAAAATTAAAAAAATTAACCAAAACAATTTTTACATTGAGCAGCTGGAATCCATTGATATTAATAAAATTCGAAACATATTAGCAACAGTCGTTAAAACTGACACAGGAGATATGATCGAAAGTATTGGTGCTTGGAGTTCCGAACTCAAACATGAAGTGCGCATGAGAGACAAGTATGAATCTCTGCGCAACAGTGATAATATGGAATGTCCTACTTGTAACCAAAGTATAGATATTGACTTTGTAAACAATAGTTATAATGAGCATAAAGACAGAGCTGAGTTCTGCTCGACTGAAGTGCAAAAAATACAAGTAAAATTAGATGAGGCAGAAATTAATAATAATAAGCATCATCATGCAGAAGGAGAGTCAGATGAATGGGAAAATTTATACAGAAGTATTGACCAAAGTTTACCAAAAACCATTCCTGATTCAGACTTTTTACAGCAGTCTATTAAAGACTTAAAAGATAAGGTAAACTCACAAAAAGAAGAACTGCAAAAAGCTATTAACAGAAACAATGACGTAGAAAGATTTAACACCAGAATTGGTATTATAGTAGAACAAGAAAATCAGTTTCAAAGTCAATTAGTAGAGTTAATAGATAACTTGCAAAAAATTGAAGACAAGTTAAGTAGTGTAGAAATACTAAAGAAAGCTTTCAGTACAAATGGACTACTTGCTTATAAAATAGAGAATCTTGTAAAAGATTTAGAAGAATTAACAAACGAATACTTAGCTGAACTATCTGATGGCAGATTTAGCTTAGAGTTCGTAGTATTAAACGATAAATTAAATGTAAACATAGAAGACAATGGAAAGTCTGTAGATATATTATCTCTTAGTGCAGGGGAACTTGCCAGAGTGAATACAGCAACCTTACTGGCTATTCGTAAATTAATGAGTAGTATCTCCAAGTCTCAGATTAACATTTTATTTTTAGACGAAGTAACTAATGTCCTAGATGAATTAGGAAAAGAGAGACTCGTTGAAATTTTATTAAGAGAGGAAAATTTGAATACATACATAGTATCACATGGATGGACTCATCCATTACTAGGAAAGATTGAAGTAATTAAAGAAAACGAAATGAGTAGACTAGATGGTTAACTCAAGACAAAAAGGCAATAGAGGCGAGCAACAAGTTATGTCTATGTTAGGTAGACTAACCGAAGAAAAGTGGGCACAGACGCCCGGCTCAGGTAGTGGTAAAATTAAAGGTGACTTAAGAGTGCCTGATAAACATAATTTATTTTGTGTTGAAGTAAAGTTTTACAAAGATAGTGGCTTTAATTCTAAAATATATACTTCAAAAACTAATAATCTATATAAGTGGTGGAGTAAGTTGTGTAAACAGTCACAGCAAATGGAACAAGAACCGCTACTTATTTTTAGAGAAAATTATGGTAAGTTTTTCGCAGTAACAGTAAGGAAACCACAAAATACATTAAAATATATGCATATTGCCTGGCTAGGTGCCTATGTTTTATTAGCAGAACACTGGCTAGAAAATGAGGAGATAAAGTTTACAAATGGCGACTACACTTGCAAACCTTGGAGCCCCGGCTCCGATTGGGAACTTGCTGATAGTTGATGGATTGAACGTAGCGTTTAGGTGGAAACACCAAGGAGTCACTGACTTCAAGTATGACTACGTAAGAACCATTGAAAGTCTAGCAAAATCTTACAATGCTGGTACAATTATTATTTGTGCCGATGGCGGCAGTACATGGAGAAAAGAAATTTATCCTGAGTACAAAGCCAACAGAAAAGAACGATATGCAGAACAAACAGCTGCAGAAGCAAAAGAATTTGAAATGTTTATGGCAGAATTTGCTAACTCTTTGACTTTACTCAAAGAAAAGCATCCTGTCTTTCATTTTAAAGGAGTAGAGGCTGACGACATTGCAGCTTTTATAACACACAACATAGAGTTTGATGAGTGTTGGTTAATATCTTCGGATAAAGACTGGGACTTATTAATAACTGACAAAGTGTCTAGATTTAGTACAGTTACTAGAAAAGAAACAACAGTACACAATTGGGATGAACACTATGACTTTGAAATTGAAGATTATATCACTTTCAAATGTCTAACTGGCGATAAGGGGGACAATGTACCAGGAGTACCTGGAGTTGGCCCAAAACGCGCAGTACAATTAATGGAACAATACGGAACAGTCTTTGATATCTATGATGCATGTCCACTAGAAGGAAAGTATAAGTATATTCAGTCACTTAACGAAAACGCAGAACAACTTCTGATGAACGTAGAACTGATGGACTTAAATACTTATTCTGAGGATGCTATAGGAACAGACAATGGTAAAGTTATAATAAGAACTTTAGAAGGAATTTTACAATGATAGAAATTGATTATAGCAAAGACAAACTTTTAACAGAGTTTAGTCACAAAACACTAGAGGATAGATACCTAGTAGGGGATGAAAAGAGTCCTCAGGAAGCCTTTGCACGTGCTGCAGAAGCTTTTGCTGATGACGAAGCACATGCACAAAGATTATATGATTATGCAAGTAATCTATGGTTTATGTTTTCTACTCCTGTTCTCTCCAATGGAGGGACTAAGCGGGGTCTGCCTATCTCATGTTTTCTCAATTATGTAGAAGATAGTAGAGAAGGAATCACAGACCACTACACAGAAAATGCCTACCTTTCTTCCTTTGGAGGAGGAATAGGAGGAAGTTGGAGTACAGTTCGCTCACAAGGAACCAAAACATCTAAAGGATCAGAATCTACAGGTGTAATTCCATTTATGAAAGTGGTAGATGCAGAAATGCTTGCTTTCTCACAAGGAGTTACAAGACGAGGTAGCTATGCAGGTTATATGCATATTACTCATCCTGAGATAGAAGAATTTTTAGATATTCGTAAACCTACAGGCGGAGATGTTAACCGTAAGTGTACAAACTTACATCACGGAATTGTCATAAGTGATAAATTTATGGAAATTATACACCGTGCTACTAAAGAAGATGACTTTGATGATAGTTGGCAACTTATTGACCCACACAGCAAAGAAGTCAAAAAGACCGTAAGTGCTAGAGCGCTTTGGGTAAAATTATTGCAGAATCGAATGGAGACAGGAGAACCTTATCTCATGTTTGAAGACGCAGTAAATGCTGAGTTGCCACAATTTCAGAAAGATTTAGGTTTATATGTCAATCATAGTAATTTATGTTCTGAAATCACACTTGCAACTAATGACGAGAGAACAGCAGTTTGCTGTTTATCAAGTGTAAACTTAGAGTATTATGATAAGTGGAAAAAGGCTCCTGCTTTTATTCCTGACTTAATTCGTATGCTCGATAATGTGCTTACTTACTTTATAGATAATGCTCCAGACTCAATGGAAAAAGCAAAATTTAGTGCTATGAGAGAAAGAAGTATTGGGCTAGGGGCTATGGGATTCCATGCCTACTTACAGAAAAATATGATTCCTTTTGAAAGCATTTTTGCAGCAGGTATGAACACAGAAATGTTTAAACATATAAAGTCTCAAGCACAAAAAACAACTGAACAGTTAGCAGTAGAAAGAGGCGCTTGTCCAGATGACAGTTCTTGCTCAGTAAGAAATGCTCATTTGCTAGCGATCGCCCCTAATGCTAGTTCTTCCATTATTTGTGGAAATACCAGCCCAAGTATAGAGCCATATAGAGCAAATGCGTTTACGCAAAAAACTAAGTCTGGCTCATTCTTGCAAAAGAATAAGTACTTAGATCAAGTTTTATCAAGAAAGATAGGACATGCCGCAGTATATGACAATACTTGGAAAAGCATAGTTACAAATAAAGGAAGTGTTCAGCACCTGGAAATACTAAGCCCAGAAGAAAAAGAAGTATTTAAGACTGCTGTAGAAATTAATCAATCATGGGTTATAGAACACGCTGCAGAAAGACAACAATATGTTTGTCAAGCTCAAAGCGTAAACTTATTTTTTCCCCCTGATGTTAACAAAGGTGAACTACACAACGTTCATATGCTAGCATGGGCAAAAAATATGAAAACTCTATACTATCTCAGAAGTGAAGCTATTTCAAGAGCAGATAATGTATCAAACGAAGTAAAAAGAGAGATAATCTTTGAGCAATCAGATTGTCTAAGTTGTGAGGGATAAATGAGCTTATTAAAAGAAAGAGAATTTTATAAACCTTTTAGCTACCCTTGGGCATTTGAAAACTATAAAAAACAGCAACAAATGCATTGGCTACCTGATGAGGTACCTCTCCAAGATGACATAAAAGACTATAAAGAAAAGTTAAGTGGAGAAGAAAGAAAGTTATTAGATAATATATTTAAGTTCTTCACTCAAGCAGATGTGGATGTATGTGGTGGTTATGCCCATCATTATTTACCTACATTTAAACAACCAGAAATTAGAATGATGTTAGTTAGCTATGCTGCTATGGAAGCAGTGCATCAAGAAGCTTACTCTTTACTCCTAGAAACTCTAGGGAAGGAAGAAGGCATGTATCAAGAATTTATGGATATTAACGCTATGATGGAAAAGCATGAGTATTTACAAGACTTTAATATGAATACTCCTTTTGACATGGCAAAAACAATGGCGGTGTATAGTGCATTTACAGAAGGAGTACAACTATTTAGTAGTTTTGCTATACTTCTTAACTATCCCCGACATAATCTAATGAAAGGTATGGGACAGATTGTCACATGGTCAATAAGAGACGAGTCTCTTCATGTTGAAGGACTATCCCAGCTTTTCAGAACTTTTATCAGTGAAAATCCAGAACTCTGGACTGATAAATTAAAGTATGAAATTTACTGCGCGGCTGAAAAAGTTGTAGAACTAGAAGATGCTTTCATTGACATTTGTTTCAATAAAGTAGCTGTTCCTGACTTGACAGCAAAAGAAGTAAAAGAGTATATACGTTACATTGCAGATCGAAGGCTGTTAGGTATTGGTATGAAGAAAATATTTCATAGTACTGATAATCCTCTCCCATGGATAGATATGCAAGTAAATGCAGTTGAGCATACCAACTTTTTTGAAAACCGTGCTACTGAGTATGCTAAGGCTAGTACACAAGGAAATTGGCAAGATATTTTTAAATAAGGAGAAAATTATGTCGACAGAAAATAATCCGCAAGTAGAGCAACAGCAAGAGCCTGTTTTAGTACTTGACGATAAAAAATACGTGATTTCTGAATTGAGTGACGAAGCAAAATATTATGTTGCTTGTTTGAATAGTTTAAGTGGAAAAAGACAAAACTTCCAAATGGAACTAGATCAAATTACTGTTGCTACAGAAGGGTTTACAAACAAACTGAAAGAAGTTCTTGAGAATCCACCAGAAGACGCAGAAGTCGAAGCCGTAGAGGCTGAGTAATAAAAAGGGGCTTTATGCCCCTTTTTTTATTTCATATTCATAACTCTGTCAATTGGTATAGTATTCCAACTTGTCTTACTTTTCCAATTACTTAGAGTATGTTGTCCATCAAATGTAGCTTCCCAAAACACTAACTCATTGTTTGTGTCTGAAGCTGTAAATTGTGTTAAATCTTTTAGATCCCCCTCAAATAATGTCCCATTAATTGTTACCTTGCTTTCATCTACTTGTCTTTGAGGTAAAAGTCCTGGTAATATTTCACTCATTGGGCAAGCTGCAAAAAACTCTACTAAGTCTGCATCATCTATTTCAGCATATCTATTTGCGCCTGATATATCTGTATTATTGCTTATATCGTATGTTCCATATTGCATTTTTAATTTATTTGGAAATGTTTTATCTTCCAAATTTTGAGCTTTAAGATTAGTATATAAACCTAAGATATCTTCCATGTAAACATTTGAACCAAAGTTCTCGTGTAAGTATATATCAGCAGCCTGTAATGTGGCTGTAGTGACATCTTCTTCTACAATAGTTACTTTGGCTTCGTCTTTAAAAAGAGTTTTAAGCCAATTGATAATTCTTACGTTATTTTCATACGCATAGACATGAGTTGCCCCATGTTTAACACAGAGCCAAGCCATAATTCCTGAACCTGCTCCAAGCTCAACCACTGTTTTACCTGAAACATTTGCTTTGATCCATTCTAAATATGCTTCTGTTCTTTCTTTGTCGATTGCATAATCGAATACTCTATTTACTATTAAATTTTTCATACGGTTTCATTCCATGGTAGATGTGCTTCTACCCATTCATTAACTTTATATTGAGTCGCAGCTTCATCTATGAGTGTATCATCTTCTGAATCTAATACTGCATGTATTTGTGTAATTAGACCGGAGTGCTCAAACTCAGCCCATTTTAATGTGCTGTTTGGACTATCCGAGTCTTCTACTATTATGTATGTTATATTTGCCATTACGATATTGTCCAAGTTGTTCTACTTGTAGTTGTTGTATTTGCACTACCACTACCTGCTCCTCCAGAGAATATTAAACTTTCTCTAGTTCCTGAAGAACCTGAACCCGAGTCATAAGCCGATAACGAAGACGTAGACCCATATTGTGGTTCAATCCAACGCCATAATCTTGTGCCGCCATCTGCAGTATAATAATTATAATTGTCAGCAGCGGCTCTAGTAAGTGTTAATGATGTCATACCACTTCGTGATGCCACAAAATTTGTAAATCCAGCGTTACTATTACTACCAGTTTGTCCTACGATTAAAATAACCCATGCCGATGCGCCGGAAGGCCCCGCAGTACCATGTAATATTGCACGTAATGTTCCAAATGAACTACCTATTCCAAAAGTAGACATATTAGGACTGCCTATAATACTTCCCTGAGCAGAATCATTCATTATAGAAGTACTTATAGTTGCATAACTAGTTTGAACTGTTTCTAAATAACTATGGCCAAACCCATGAGTAAAATGTTCATAGTTACCGCCACGGGGTCCAGAAACAAATTGGTACTTAGCAGCGTGCTGTACTTCGACAGCAGTTAGAGTATTTGCAACATAAGAAGCCCCATAAAAATCTGAAAATGCTATTGCTCCTGAAGTAGGGATGCCTGACGTGCCTGCTCCTGTATTTACATAGCCCGAGGCTGCTCCTTTATAGTAATCTGACATTTTAACATTAGAACTATCATTACCACCGAATTCTTCTGCAATACCATTATTCAGGGTAGCTGTAGTAGTGCCTCCTATAACTTTTAAAGTATAACTACTACTACTTGGTGTACCTAAATTTCCTACATTAGTATACATTGTTCCGGAGGAGCCCTTCCAATACCACCATGAATCACCATTTTCTGATGAGTCATAAGATAAGTCACTTCTATTGATTGTTACTGTTGTACCACCACTAG